GTGATGCGTATTTTTGCGTCTGCCATTACTGCACCATTCCGGCCATGCGGGCGCTGGCCATGATGTCGTCAACCGTCAGCTCTTTGACAGCGGGCTCATCGTCAATTGCGGCGCTGATGTCTTGCCACAACTCGGGGGAAAAATCATGCGCAGCCCACAGGCGACCCTGTGCGGGCGGCTGCAGCGGGCCATTGGCCAGCGCAGCCAGCAACATGCCCAGTGCGGTTTGTTGCACCTGCGGCATGGGCTCGTGCAGCTCCAGCGCATGGTGCTGCGCAAACTCCTGCGCGGTCATGGTGTCGGTCAGCTGCTGCATCGTGATTCCCATTCGTTGCGCCAGCCGCAGCGCAAACCGGAGCTGTGGCTGGCGCGTTAGTTTTTTACGGTGTCTGCCTGTGCAAAGCCGGACAGGCGCCAGGCCACGTTGAACAGCGCGACAGCCTGGGCCGCTTCTTTGGCGCCGAAGTTTTGCCACTGCTCTTCGGAAAACACGGGCTCACCATCGGCATCGAGCACACACAGCGCCAGCAGCACGGGCAGCACGCTGTGCACACCATCAACCGTGGATTTGTCGGTGGTGGCGGCCACAATGCGGGCCTGCATACTGAGGTATTCGCTCAGGCGCAAACCCCGCACCACCACCTCGCCACCCAGAGCCGCCACTTCGACGGTTTCTTTGGGCAGCACGGGGGCGGCGATGTCGCCGCGTTTGACTACGGCCATGGCGATCAGGTGCTGTAAGGCGTGATGTCGCCCGTCAGCTTGAAGCTGATGGGGGTGGTGACGGCCTCGCCCTTGCTGCCGCCAGGCGCCAGCGAGGCGGTGGGGTAGCAGTCAAAATAAACCTTGGCGCCGGTGGCAAAGCTCAACCTGACGCAGCGGGTGCCTTTGACGGTGTCGGCCTTTTTCAGCTCAATGAGGGCGGGATCGGTGGGGTCCCACAAGCTGCCGAAGCTGTAGGACAGGGCCGATTTGCTGCCGGGGATGAGCTTGTCGGTGTCGTCATGGATGGTGGTGATGTCCACATCCTTGGCCTCGCCGCCCGAGCTGTTGACGTCTTGAAACGTGGCCGCCGATGCGCCGAAGGTGATGAGCTGGGCACTGCCTGCGGTGAAGGTGTTGAACAGGGTGCTATCAATGCCTTCGAGCTCGAAGGTGTTGGCGGTGACGTTGGTCACGCGCAGCGCACGGTTGTTCAGCTCCAGCATACCGGTGATGGAGAGCTTGACTTCCTGGCCATTGGTGAAGCCGTGGGCGGTGCTGGTGGCGACCGCGGGCGATGCCTTGGTGATGCCGGTGATGGTTTTGGCCGTGGCGAGCACGGTTTGCACCGCGACAGCGACCTTGGTCCAGACGTTGGTTTGTGCCATGAAAATAGCTCCTTGGAAAAATTAATAGATGACGTCGGGCGTGTCGGGATTGACGAGGTAGGCAAAGTGCCAGGCCTGCACGCGGGCGGCGAAGAGGCGGTCTCCCTCGCCGTTGTTCTCCTGGCGGCTGCCAGTGATGCGGTGGCCGCGCTTGGCGATGGCCGCAAGGGCTGTGCTGGGGGCAATGAGCTTTTCCACAGAGAGGCCAAAGGCCCGGGCATCTGCCGCAGCGGTGGTGCTTTGGGCCAGCACGCAGGTGACCTGCACGCTGAGCTCTCGGGCATCAAGGCTGCTGATGGTGTAAGGCTCGGAAACCTCGCCGTCGCCCTCTTCCTCAATGACGATGGCGGGCAGCTCTTCGGGCTGCAGCGGATCGACCCGGTCCAGAAAGACGCGGGCACCGGCTGCCGTGCCACCACTGGCCAGCAGGGCCTGCAGTGCGTTGAGTACCTGTTGCTGGGCGTGGGCCATGGCTTCAAGCCCTCAAGCGCAGCATGGTGACGCCAGTGCCGTCTGGCATGGTTTCAACCACCTTGAAAGTGGTGGTGCCGTGCACCAGCGTCTTGCCAACCGGCAAGGCGGGCACACTGGCGCTGGCCAGCATGAAGACCGGGCCGCTGGAGGCCACGTTGCCACCTACGTCCTGCAGCGCATAGTCCGCATCGAAGATGCCCTTGACAGCCACACCGTTGAGCGTTGCATCGTCTGCAAACTCGGCGGTGTTGAAGAAGGGCGTGAAGTCTTCGGTGAAGGCCATGGCGCTGAGGACTTAAGGGGCCTTGGCGGGCGCGGCAGCTTTGGCGGCGTCTGCCTTGACGACAGCAGCGCCAGCCTTGACCAGCTGGGCAACCTGAGCCTCATCACTGACGGTGAAGGACTCGCCTTCGGCGAATTCCTTGCCGTCGTGATTGACCGGGTGCAAAGCGATCAGCTTGGCCATGGTGCTTATGCCACCGCGTTGGTGATGAGGTAGCCAGCGCTGGCAGATGCCAGCACAGGAGCCTCGGCACGGGTGACGGGGAACAGCCACGACTTGCTGTTGCGGTCGTAGTAGGGCTCTTCGGCCATGGGGTAGCCATTGAGGTTGTAGGTGTAGCCATAGGTAGGGGCACCCATGTCGCCCACGCTGGCCAGCTCGGTGTAGGCTACGACCACGTCTTTGCCCCAGACATCGGTGAAGGCGGTGCCTGCATCGTTGCTGTAGATGGCATCACCCACCAGAACGCGCTGCACACCGAACAGGGATGCCAGGATTTCCACCGTGGCGACATCGCGGCCGGTGTATTTCATGCGGTCCACAATGATGGGGTGCTGGCGTAGCTTGGCCATGACGGCCGCGCCCATGACGACCGTGTTGGGGCGCTTGCCGGTGGCTGCACGCACGGCCTCTTTGGCGGTTTCGATGTTCTGGATGGGCTGGCTGGTGCCGGTGAAGTCTGACCACTGGCCGGTGCCGGACAGGGTGACTTTGTTGGCAGCGGCGTAGCTGGCTGCGGTGCGGGCTGCATCAGCGGCCTGCTTTTCAAGGCGCAGGGCCATGATGGCAGACACTTTGCGCACAGCCATGGCGGCATGGTCGATGCCGGGGCCGTTTTGGCCTTCCTGCAGCACCTCGATAGGCACAGCGCCTTCCAGGCTGTAGTCGATCAGCGCATAGGGGGCACCGCTGTAGCCGAACTGCACGCGCATGGTGTTTTCACCAGGTGCACGGGCTGTGCCGTACAGCATGAAGTCTTCTTTGCCGAAGGTGATGATGTTGCCACCACGCAGGGGAACGCTGACCTGCGGGAACAGGGAGCTGGCGACCATGTCAGAGTTTTGATAACCCTGGGCGATGGTGGAGAGGACGGGATCGATGATCCGCGCACCGGAGGGGGTCATTTGGGGCATGTTGGTACTCCTGGAATGGGGTTAAAACGGGGTGGGCGGATCAGTTGGGGATGATCAAAACTTCAATCTCGTCGCCTGCATTGGCAGCGGCGGTGAGCGCACGGCCGATGGACACGCCAGCGGACTTGGTGACCACCTGGGTGACGGTGGTGTGCACCTCAACCAGGGCGCCGACTGCGATGGCAGCGCCCGCAATGGCTTTGGTGGTGCCAGCAACGACGACCGGGAACAGCGCACCAGCAGCAGCGACGGCAGCCTGGGCAAAGCCCACGGCGTTACCGGCAGCAGCAGCGACGGCGCCCGATGCCAAAACGGGCTGGTATTGCGCCACAGCTGCAGTGGAGGTGCGGCTGATGGTGAGCAGGGCAATATTGGAAGCGGCCATGGTGAAGGCTCCTTATTGAGTGGGTTGGTTTTGGACGTGCTTGACGGCGGCGACGTAATCGGTGCTGCCAGTGGCGGCCATGTGGGCTTTGGCCTGGGCATCGATGTCGGCGCGGCTTGGTGCGCCCTTGGGCGCTGGCTCCACGGCAGCAGCGGGCACCAGGGGCAGCGGGTTTGGCGCATCACTGGCCAGGGCACTGGCTTGGGCGGTGCGCAGGTTTTTCTCGGCAGCGTTGACGGCCATGGCGGCTTCGCCGGGGCCGGAGACACCGTCAAACTTGAGCGTGTTGATGAGGGCCTCATGGCCGGGGATGAGCTGGCCCTCTACGGCCTGGATGCGAGCACGCTCTTGCGTGGCACCTTCGGCACGGAAAGCGGCAGCAATGGCCGGATGATCGGCCGCGACTTGCTCTGCTGTCAGCATGGCAGTTCCTTTAATTGGGGTTAGGGTTGGGGTTTGTGCAGCACCGGCACGACTGGGAGCAGCGCCGCTTGCGCGGGCACTGGATGAGCCACTGTTTTTGGAGCGGCTCTGGTTGAGCTGGACAATGAGCGCGTCGAGGGTGGAAACACCGTCCACCAACCCGGCAGCGATTGCCTGCTCACCAATGAACATGCGGCCATCGGCCATATCGGCCAGGACCTGATCAACCGAGACGCCACGGTGGGTAGCCACGGCCTGCACGAAAAGGCCATAGGTGTAGTCCACCTGGTCTTGAATGGTTTGCAGACCGGCTTTGGTGAGGGGGCCGGTGTCTGATGCGATGCGCTTGTATTTGCCCGCGAACACCTCGGTGCGCTTGATGCCGGCCATGGCATCGCGGCCAGAGAGATCGACATGCTGGGCGACGACGCCTACGCTGCCGACCTGGGTGGTGGTGTCTGCGATGTAGACCTGGTTGGCTGCTGTGCCCGCCCACACGCCTGCGCTGGCCATGGTGCCGTCTGCCAGGGCCACAACGGGCTTGGTCTGGCCAACCTGGCGAATGGCGTTGGCGAAGGCTTGGGTGCCGTCTACCGTGCCGCCGGGTGTATCAAACACCATGATGATGCTGTGCACGGCGGGGTCTGCCGCGGCCTGGAGCAGATCACGGGTGGCGAGCTGGGTGCTGACGCCGCCGCTGATCTGGCTGAAGAGGTTCATGCGCTTGGCCATGACGCCTTCAACCGAGAGGATGGCGACACCGTCTTGCAGGGTGTAGGGCGCTGGCTCATTGGCCAGTGGGCGGCCCAGCTTGGCCTCTAGTGCGCCGATGTCGATCTTGTCGCCACGCAGGTGGGTGGCATAGATAGCTTGTATCTCCAGCAGCTTGGCTGGCTCTATGGCCCAGGGAGCGGTGAGGACATCAAGCACTTTCATAGTGCCTGATTTTTTCGATTTAGGGGTGTCTCAAATAGGGCAAAGTGAGACGAGTTGGCAGTGATGCGGTGTGGAAAACTGCGGCCTGCAACGGCATGAAAAAGCCACCCGGGGGTGGCTTGTTTGGGTTATTGGTAGTGGATGGAGGCGTAGAGTTTTGTCAGGCTGTCCACACTGCAGCCGGGCCAGTTTGATAGTAGTTGTAGCCGTTCCATTCGAACTGAATAACCAATCGCTGATTTGCGGTTCCCGATGCCGCAGGCGCAGCAACAGCAAATTTGTAGCTGGCATCCCAAGTTACGGTACGTCCACCAGTTGCATCTTGAGTAATGAGGAACTTCAGAGGCATCAAACCGAAGGATTCGATGTTAGGGCGACTTGTACCCTCTACCACCAAGAAGTCAGCTACATAATCATCAAAAGTAGCGGGGGCATCCTGTCGCCGGGTTTTGGCACCGGAGATAGCAATATTCTTATCCAATGACTCCACCACGTAGGTATCAGCAGCCAGCGGTTGAACAACCAAAGTTGAAGGGATCACTGCAATGTTGGCAGCTGCATTGCTAGATACTTGGTAAACAACAGCATCACCACCCTTCACTCGCATCATTCCTACAAATCGGTGCTGTCCTCGATTGAAGTGCGCAGCAACAACCCCGACATCGGTATTTATTGCAGATTGATACTGATTGACGATCTGGCCACAGTTTCTTGAGTGGCTAAAACTGTTAGGGTCTGCGCCGATCAGGTAAGGAACAAACGTCAGTGCCCGTGTTGCGTCCACCGACGTGGTGATCTTGCAGTCGTCTATCTCGAAGTAGGGTGTACGAACTTCTTTGATATTGGCCCCGACATACACCATGAACCCATCCATTTCGGTGCGCCAGTTGCACTTTTTGAACTTTATTCGTGAACTAGATATGTCACTACCGGCCATCTGCGCCGTGAAAGGCCCGCCACGCTGGCGGCTTGTCTCGTAAGCCGTTAAGTAGGCAGTTGCAAGGGCGACGGGTGCCCCAGCACCGTAGCAATTTTCAAACTCCACATCGCACTCATTACCAAATTCAGCAGTCATCCAGTCCTGCTCCCAATAGCAGTTCAGGAATTTCCAACCAATGGGGCCCTCTATGTAGGCTTGCCCAACTGTGGACGCTACGCGAAGATTTCCCATAAACCAGCAGCTATCGAAAATCCAGTGGTTACCGGCACCTGATGCGCCGTGTGGACCCATAGTTATGGCACCAGAACCTGAGTTATAGCCCGTAACGTCGAAGGTGAATGTGCCCGCGCCGATACTGAGAATAGTTCGAATACCTGCGGGAACTGTTCCAGTTGTTTGCACCCAAATTTGTGCCCCTGCTACTAATACGGGGGCCCCTGTAGCTACCGTAGCAACCCCGTTGGAAACGGTGTAGGACAACGCTTGATTACCTCGGCCAATATAAGAGTTAACCCATATTGGCGTCATAGGTTTGTTGCCAGAGGCAACCCCAGCGGCGGCCAATGCAGTCCCAAATTTTGTTTGGTCAAACCGGAAAATGTCGCAATTGAACCCGGTAGAAAACCCGTAGTTTCCAAGGAATTGGCAGCGCTTAACAGACATATTCGTCACATCGTTACATGCCACGCATACATCCCAACCAAACATTCCTACCCCATCAAAACCGATAAGCTCAGAGGGTGTATACGACGTGCTGTAGTAGGTTGCTGGCTGATCGAATTTAATGCCTAAACCAGCGTTAACCGTTACCGGGACCTGAGTTGCCGAGACAACACGGCGCAGGCAAAAGCCTTCAAAGGAAGACCCCATCACATTGCTGCTCGTGAAAACAGTTATTGCGGCTTTTGAATCTACCCAATTCGCGCCTACAGTCCCGTGTGATGTAACGAGTGAGTCTTGCACATCGATGAAGGTGCTACGAATACCAGCGCCTTGAATCGATATGCACTCTATTCCTAGCGCAGACATGTCTAAATTGAGATAGCTAGATAGTTTGAAGTGGCCAGGACCTAGAGTAATTCTGCCATTGTTGGCTACAGCTGCTGCCAGAATAGCTGGGCCATCATCACCGCCAGATGGAATCAATATTAAAGCGGTCTCAGAATACTCCGGCTGAATCAACACCTCGATCTGGTCGCCCGTGTTGCCGGAAATCATGGCGCGGCCAACAGCGCGGCCAGCTGTGCGCGGGATAACGGTGCCCGATGCACCGACCTGCAGGGTTTGGCCCTTGGTGATGGCAGCGCCTGCCAAAGCAATGCCCGTGCCGCCCACAACGACAGGCACGCGCAGGCCAATGAGCTGGTCTGACGCGGCAAATCCGACAGCAGCGCCACCTGCTGCGGGAATAGACCCATCAGCCGCTACGGCAGAAAAACGGGAAATGGCTGAAGCAGCCGTGTAGCCTTCGATTAAGAGGGGGGTGCTGTTGGCGGCCATGAGTTTGTGACTTCCACAAATAGGGCCACTTTAGGAAAATGGGCCTGTCTCAAATAGGGCAAATTGAGACGACAGCGGGTGCTACTGCAGGTGGCCCAGCAGGAGCAGCTCGTCTTCCATGCGCTGGCGGCGGCGGGTTTGGATGGCGGCGACTTGCTGAGGGGTGATGGCTTGCGGTGCAGGCTGGCCGGGGCCGAACTTTTTGAGGTATTCGGAGAGGCTGAGGGTGGTGCCAGGCCCACCGCCTGATGAAAACCCGCTGTCTGCACGAATGGTGGACGGCAACACGTCGAGTACGAGCAGGCCAAACTGCTCAGCCGATGGGATGCCGCCAGCACCATCGATTGACACTGCTGGAGCGTCGATGACCGGCTGGCCCAGCGCCTCGGCGCTGACCAAGCTGGCGCTCTGGATGCCCGCCTGAATGGCGGCAGGACCGAATGCCTCAGTGCTGGCAATGCCAGCAGGCTGCATAGTGGCCTGCAGTTGTGGGCTGCCGATTGCCTCACCGGATGCAATGGCTGATGGGAAAACTGATGCCTGCAGCTGCACGGCGCCGACAGCCTCCAAGCTGCCAACGCCAGAGGCCACTAGCACTGCGGCCATAGCTGGTGCGCCAAACGCCTCTGCACCGGCTATGCTGGAAGTGCCGACATTGGCCTGCACCTGGGGAGCACCCAATGCTTCTGCGCTGGTGATGCCTGCGCACACAATGCCGGTGCCGCCCACAGCGGGCTGGCCCAACGACTCGGCGGTGGCAATACCGGCGGCAGTGACTTGTGCGCCGACAGCGGGCTGGCCTTGAGCCTCTGCACCGATGATGCCTGCAGGGACTATGGCTGCAGCAAGTGCGGGTAAACCCATTGCCTCGGCACTGCCGATGCCTGCAGGGACTACTGCCGCAGCGAGCGCTGGCGAGCCCAGGGCCTCAGTGCTGGCCGCGCCTGCAGCGGAGACGCCAGCTAGAATTTGCGGTGAACCAATGGCCTCAGCGCTGGCAATGCCATTGCAAACAATGCCAGCACTGCCACTGGCTGACCAGGTGGTGAGGCCCAGGACACCATCGACCGGCTGGCTGGTGGCGCTGGCGGGGGTGGAAAATGCCTGGTTGTTTACGCCATCGACAAGGGCCGATGTGCCTGCTGAGGCGGGGGTGGCAAAGGCATCGTTAACAACGACGCCATCAATGAGCTGCCAGGCCATGGGCTGGCCTTATTGATACTCTTTCCACGCACCAGAGATGGAAATCTTGCGGTTTGCTGTGGTAACTGCAAGCTGCGACCACACTGCGATTCCCTCGCCTGGTGCCAGAATAATTTCATCAGCCTCTTCGTCTGGGCTCCAGTTATCTGCCTGCGCATTCCAGTGACCGCCACCGCCGGTCGCCAGATCCATGGTCTGGCCGATGTATTCGAGGATGGTGGCGCCGAGGGTGACTGTGTAGCCGGTGGAGGCCAGGGACAGCAGGCACTGTGCAGTGGCATCTGCCGTGGCCCGCTTGGCAGGCGTGATGAGTGCCGCAGAGTTGGTGCCGGTGAAGCTGATGCGGCTGATGCGAATAATTGGGGCGATGAGGTCCAGCGCGAGCGTGGTGCTGAAATTGTGCTCGAGCAGCAGGCGTGACAGTGCGACTTTGACGGTCGAAGCCACAGGGTTTGTGAGAAACAGGAATGCGGATGTGGTGCCATTGTGGGCAGCGGTTGGAATAGCGGCGGCCGTGGCATTGAATTTGTAGCGGCCGACTTCACTGCGCTCTGTGGATGGAATAAAAAAGTATTCCTGCACGGTGTTTGCGCCGACCACAGACTCTTTGGTGCGCACCTTTTTACCGGTGTTGCCGGTGTCCAATGGCAGGGTAACGATTTGATCTGCTTTTGCGGCCATGACTGTTGCCTACAGTTTGAAGATTTTGTTGGCGCCGTTGTCCCACGTGATGGGAACGCTCTGGCTCACGGATGGGGTGAATGGCAGGCCCGAGGCGGGGGTGTCGATAAAGCAGATAAGCCGGGCGGTGGCGTCTGCCCCCGTGTGCTGGAACAGGACCAGCGAAGCGCAGGCTACGGCTGCAGTGGCTGTGAGGGTGGTATCTGCCGCATCGAAGACGCCAGCGGTATAGGTTTTGCTGGCAAGCGCGGCGGTGCGGCCATTGTCTACCGCGCCCAGATCTGAGAGGAATTTGTGAGCGGCGCTGAAGGTGTAGGTGGAGCGCACCAGCATGGCACGGACGTCGCCCGTGATGTCAATGGTGCGGTCAAGCACGCCTTCGCGGCCGGGATCAAAAAATATATTGGACATGGCTTGTGCCTTACATGGGCGTTGAAATGGTTTCGATCAGATTGCCATCCGCATCGCGCTTGTAGACCTGATGCATGGCTTGCCGGGGCGATGGCTGCACCACCACCTGGGCGGGTGGCACATCGACATGGACGCTTGGCGACTGGACGGTGGCCTCGAGCTGGACCATGCCTTCGGGCATGGAGACATTGATTTCGTGCCCCTCCACGGTGACGGCAGCCGGGCTGATGTGAATGTCTCCAGCACGCACCTCGACGGGCGGGGTATGGATGGTGATGTTTCCGGGCTGGGCGGCCATGGCGTCGATGCGGCGGCCAAGGTTGGCCAAGGCATTGGCGGTTTCTGCTGCAGCGGCAGCGTCTGCCGCCGCAGCGGCGTCTTCGGCAGGCGTGGGCTGGTTGGGCTGGGCCGGGCTGCCTGCGGGTGGGATGTAGATGCCATCGCGCTTTTCAGCGTTGATTTCCTTGACGCGCTGCTCGTGCTTTTGCTCCCAATCGACACCGTCGTGCAGGATGCTTTCGGCCTGCTTGGTGCTGATGCCCAGGTCGACCCGCTTTTGTGCGGCATCGACTTCTTTGGCGGGGTCTATGGAGCCGGGGCCGTCGCCCGTCCAGATGGCGGCGCACCAGGCGGCGCGGATGACATCGTCTGCAAAGAAGCCGGGGCAGCTGATGCGGCCTTCGGCCACTTCGTCTGTAAGCCACAGCTCGAGCACGGGCTGGCAGAGCAGCTTGGCCAGCAAATCGCGCTTGGAGCGGAAGGCTTTCCAGGCCATGAGCAGCGCGGCGCGGGCGGCGGAATAGCTGCTCTGAAAGTGCATGACGAGCACTTCAAACGGCATTTCGAGTGCCATGCCGATCTGGCGGACCATGGCTGTCCAGAATGGATCAAACGCGGGGTTTGGGCGGCCCGGTGTGGGGGATTCAATGCCTTCGCCGGGCAGCAGGTTGATGGCTTTGCCGGATTCCATTTCGCCAGACCATTTGCTGGCTTTGTCGACGATGATGTTTTGGGCGTCTTCGTCATAGAGGCTGTCGAAAGCCTCGGGGTCCATGGTGACGAAGGTGGCCATGAGGCCGGAGATGACAGCAGCGTTCAGCTCGGCATCAGACCAGCGGCCGAGCTGCTTGAGCGGCTCCAGGATGGGCGCGATCCACGGCACGCCGCGCAGCTGGCCAGGGCGCAGTGGCTTGAAGATGTGCAGCACGTTGCGCCGGCCGGTGGCACTGCCCCGGGCGGCTACACGGTCCCAGGTGTTGGTGCTGACCAGTGCGGTATTGGCACCAGGGTGCTGGCGGGCGACATGGTAGTAAATGGCTTCGCCTGTGGTGGGGGCGATTTCGATGCCATCGATGACGGTGGGGGTGTCTTGGCTGCGGTTTGGGTTGCAAACGCGGTCTGCCTCGATGAGCTGCAGGGCGAGCCTGGCGGGCTTGCCGCTGCGGGCGACTTTGGGGGTGAGCGCGAAACAGTCGCCCGATTCCAGATAACTGCGAAAGGCGAGCTCTTGCAGGCCATAAAAATCGAGCTGGCGGGCCAGATCACAGTCTGCAGACTCTGCCCATGTTTTGAAGCGGCGCTTGACGTCGTCTTGCCAGGCCTCGGCCTGCTCTTCGCTCAAACCGAGAAACTCGGCATCGATGGCGGGGGTGTAGGTGAGACCAGTGCCGACCACGTGGCTGACGGTGGTGTTGAGTGCACCCAGGGCGACGGGTGCATTGCGCATTTGGTCGCGGCTGCGGGCCCGCAGCATGGGCAGGTCACGGATGGTGTCGGCATTGGCCGAGCCTGCAGTGGGTGACCAGCGGGAGAGCTGGGAGCGGTCGATGCGGGCACCGGTATACCCGCCGGACAGGGCGAGCTGGTTGCGCTGGGCCTGGCGTTTGATGGCGAGGCCGGGGAATGCGTAGGCAATGGCTTTGTCCAGCACGTTTTGGCCAGTGAGCGCTGCCGTGGGCACGGCGGCGGAATGCGGATTGATGCTGCGGGCCATCAGCCGCCTACGACAACCGTGCGGGCGCGGCTGCGGCCGGTTGCCTGGTTTGACAAGGTGATGAGGCGGGCATTCCAGCTGGTGATGCCTTGCTGGATGCTGGCCAGATCAGCCCGGGTGAGCTTTCTGCCTGCGATTTCATAGGACTGGCCGCTTAATACGGCAGTTTCTGCAGCCAGGTAGCTATCGAGCTGGGTTTGGGCTTGAGTAAGGGTGATTCCAGCCATGCGTTGGCTCCAGTGTTGGAGGCAACTTTAGGAAAATGAGGCTGTCTCAAATAGGGCAAATTGAGACGACCTGATGGCGGCTAACTGAAGCGGCCACCGCCTTTTTTCATTTCCCGATAGAGCGTGGCGCGGCTGATTTTGTGTTTGGTGGTGATCTCGGAGGTGGGCATGTTGGTGAGGCCATCGTTAAAGACGGCCTGGCGCTGCTCGGGGGTGAGGCGCTTGGCGCCTTTGGGCAGGTAGGCTCGTGTGCCGCCCACTTTTTCCATAGTGGCTTTTTTGGCGTGCTCCAGGATGGCGTGGCTGGTGTCGGGGGCCAGTTTGAGGATTTCTGCCATGAAGATGGCCAGAAAGTCGGGCTCTATCTCGGAGAAATCGAATTTGTCACGCATCAATTTGAACCCCGGCTAAAGCCCTTGAGAGATATTCGGCCGCCAGAGACGCGGGCGGGCTTGTTGCTATTGTTTTCGGAGCTGTCGGCGCTGGATTCATCGTGGAGTTCCGGCTGTTTTGCTGCGAAAAGGTCAGGCTCACGCGGGGCAAACTTGGCCTCTCGCCGCGCCCAGCCGGGCTCGCGGTAGGTTTGGATGCCGAGGTGGCAGGCGGCTGCATAGGCATAGACCTGGCAGTCACCCGCTTCCTCGCGCTTGCCGTGGGGGGTGATCCAGCGCATGCTGGCTTTGCCTTGCACCGTGACGGGCATGAGGCGGGCGGCGGTCATCTGGTCATATTCATCGGTGAGCAGCAGGCTTTTGGGGGTGTGCACGTAGCCGGGGCCGACCTGGGTGACGCGCATGCGGCCGTAGATGAGGTGCTTGGCAGTGTCGGTGCCGATGGGCCAGAGCTTCAGGCTGCGCGGCTGGGTTTTGCCGCGCCATGTCACATCAATGAGGCTGGGCTTGCCGATGACGGGGCGGTTGGCTTGGGATGCGCCTTTGATGGCGAGCACGCCAGCGCGGTCGTGGTTGCGGCAGTAGGCATAGACGGCGTGGGTGTTGTGGCCGCCGGTGTCGATGCAGGTGGCTTCGATGATCATTTGCGAGCCGCTGGTGTGCAGGATGGGGGTGCGGCGGATTTCGGTGAGGCGCGTCCACGGGCTGCCTTCGGTGCCTTCGTCCAGATTCGGGTCGCCATAGATGATGTGGCGGGCCACGAGCCAGCTTTCTTCACCGCGGCCAAAGGCCCAGGCGCGGGCTTCCAGCCTGTCTGGCTGGGTGTCCACACCCATGACCAGCATGAGGCCGCCACGGGGCACGGTGCCGAGCTCGTAGT